ATTCAATGACACAAACTGCTTCTTGTTTAGCCGCAAGACGTTTTCTTTACTGGCAAGCTGGATGTTCAAGCCCTTAGAGCTGTGCATCATTGATGACCGAGTTCTGTGGCAGGTTGTCCAGCAATCACAAGTCAAGGTGGCTAGGTCTCTCAAGTTTACGGTGAACTACACCACCACACTGGCATTTCATTACCAACAAAACAATGAGCCTATCCCTGACCACGCCAGAGTGTTGATGGACAAAGGGGATGGCATGAAGGTTTACAACTACAAGGACGTATATGCGAGCTGAGATTCACTGCCTAGCCTGGACATCTGTTGACCCTAAGATTGTCAAAGGGCATACCGATGTGTGCAAACACTTGGGGCTGACAGTCAACTACACCATCCAAAACGTTCGTCACGGTCTGTGGATGGACAACATTATGGAAAACACTGATGCTGACGTTGTGTTGTTCTTGGACATCGACTGTGTGCCTACCAACAAAGACGTTGTGGACAAAGCGATTGCATGGGTGATGCAGCACGGCACATTCATCGGGATTGCCCAAGCCAGCAACCACATTCCTCCTTACTCTCACATCTTTGCTGCGCCAGCTTTCTATGCCATCTCCAAGGCTTGTTGGGTCAAGATGAATAAGCCCACCTTCATGGAGACTGAACAGTCTGACGTAGCCGAGAACGTTAGCTATGCGGCAGAGATGATGAGGATTAACTACAAGACTTTGTACCCCACGCATTACTTCAAAGCGCCAGCAGAAGGCATCTGGAAGCTGCACACCTACGGGGAATATGGAATTGGTACGCACTTTGAGGGCGGGATATTCCACTTGTATCAAGGTCGTATGCCACAAAATGCAGAGTTCTTTGCCCACACTTGTAAGTCAATACAAGAAGGCACATTCAATTTAGAACGCTTCAAGCCTTGTCGTCATGAATTTTGACCTGCAAAAATTTTATAAGTTCTGTTCAGAGCTAAAAATTGAGACCAAAGAAGAAGGTCTCAAGAAGATGGGTCGCCTACTGGGGACTCAAACCTATGTGATGGAAGAAATAGATAAAGGGTTGAAAGAAGATGTCCATTTCTTCGTCATTCTTAAAGGTCGTCAGTTGGGTATTACTACTGTTAGCCTTGCCCTTGATTTGTATTGGCAATTTACTCATCCTGGCTGGCAGGGCACTCTTGTCTCCGATACTGAAGAAAACCGAGATATGTTCAGGTCAACTCTGGGAATGTATCTTGACGGTTTACCCAAGGAGTACAAGATTCCTTTGGTTGCTCACAACCGCAATCAAATGGTCCTCAAAAACAGGTCACGAATCTTTTACCAAATCGCTGGTAACAAATCTCGATTGGGTCAAGGTAAAGCTATTACATATTTACACGCAACTGAAACAGCGTCTTGGGGCAACGACGAAGGTCTAGCTTCACTGATTGCCTCTCTTGCGGAGAAAAACCCGCAGCGTCTGTACATCTTTGAATCCACGGCGCAGGGGTTCAATATGTTCCACGATATGTACAAGACTGCTAAACGTGCCCGTACACAGAGAGCCATTTTTTGCGGCTGGTGGCGCAACGAGTATTATTCTGTTGAAGCTGACTCTAAAGAGTACAAGGTGTACTGGGATGGCAAACTCAAGCCAGAAGAAAAAGAGTGGGTCAAGGAAATCAAAAAGATGTACGGCGTTGAAATCAATTCACGCCAGATGGCTTGGTGGCGCTGGAAGATGGCGGAGGGCATCAAGGATGAAACCCTGATGTATCAAGAATTCCCACCCACGGAGGATTACGCCTTCGTGATGACGGGAACATCTTTCTTTTCTAACTCTCGCTGTACGGACGCAGCGAAATCAGCAAAGAGCATGGGCTATGAATGTTACAGGTATGCCTTCGGACAACTCTTCCAAGACACAGAGTGTTTGCCTTCTTCAGACAGGCTGGCAACGCTCAGAATCTGGCAACAACCCGTTGACACTGCTTACTACGTTATTGGTGCAGACCCAGCATACGGAAGCTCAGATTGGGCAGACCGATTCTGCATCCAGGTGTTTCGTGTTTATGCAGACGGTCTTGACCAAGTGGCAGAGTTTGCAACCTCGGAACTCAACACCTACCAATTTGCGTGGGTCATCGCCCACCTTGCAGGTGCATATAAAAACTCGACGCTGAACTTAGAAGTCAACGGTCCAGGTCAGGCGGTCATCAACGAGCTGCGTAACCTAAAACGCTTGGCATCCGCTATGGATGGCAAGATTGCTACCGACATGATGGATGTGTTGGGGTCAATGCAAAACTACATCTGGCGACGTAACGACACGATGGGCGGTCTGTCTAACTCCATCGGTTTCTTGACTACCTCATCATCTAAAGAGCGTATGTTGTCTTACATGAAAGACTACTTTGAGCGCAACATGATGGGCATCTTCAGCATGGAATTGCTAGAAGAAATGAAAGGCATTGTGCGTGAAGACGGGTTCATTGGCGCACCTGGGCGGGGTAAGGATGACCGTGTGATTGCAACAGCACTGGCGACCATTGCGTGGGCAGAGCAAGTGCAACCTCGCTTGATTGCTATGCGTCTGTCCCGTCAAATTTCACTTAAACAAGACGAATACACCCCTGAACAGATTGCAGTGGGCAAAAACGTATCCAACTATTTGAAAGCAATTGGCGTTTATGGTGGCAAAGATGGAAGACCTATCTAAACAAGAACTCAAAAAAGAACTCAAACGGTTTTTGATGGACAAAGACAGAGGCATCTCTATCAAAAATTTCTGCGAGTTGGCGGGTATTTCCGAGCGTTTGTTCTTGTACGTCATCAAAGAAGAGCGTTACCCAATGAGCGAAGACACGCAGCGAGGCTTAAACAGGGCTTACAAACACTGGAAACAGGGGCGCATTCGGGTTATGAAGAAACACACGAACGAAACTTACCCTGACTACAGGAAAGAAGCTGTCCAGCCACTAATCCCTACAAGTAAGTTAGTGCTTACTAACGAGGGGTTTAAAGTGCAAAACAAGCCTATCAACAGGCATGATTACAAGAATTTTGGCAATATTTTGTGTGAAGACTAACTAAGAGGGGTGAAAAATGGGTGTTTTAAAAGATTATTGTTGTTCAGAGCATGGAATCTTTGAATCTATGGAGGCAAAGTGTCCTATCAAGTTTTGTAAGGGCGATTTATCCGTGGTTTTCTTAAAACCAGTGGCTATGAAGTCCGACAAGACTAAAGCGACGGACAAAAATTTAAAACAATTGGCGATGGAGTTTGATATGACCGACATCAAGTCCACAAAAGCAGGTGAACACCAAACTGGCTACTTAAAACGCAAAAATAAGCTCTCTGACAAAGAATTTGAGCAAGCAACAGAGGCTTTGAATCACAATAACAAGATGCAAGAAGAAAAATTGGTCCAAGAGCGCCTATCTGGTGCAATGTGGGGCAATGGTGGTAATATTAATTTGCAATCCGTCATGAACGGGCAATTCAAGCCAGTAAAAGACGAATCTGTTAGCGTTTTGCCAAGAAGTGTTGGACAATTTGTGCCACCCAAGCCAGGTGCAGGTACTCAGATTGACCATGAAGGCTTGAAGATAAACAGTAATGCGGAGTAGAAATGAAAATACCAAAGGGGATGCTAGACAGAGATGAGTTCTATCGGGACATCATCTACAAGTGCGAAGTCTCTTTGAACTCACGCAAAGTTGACTACGCCTCCTTGCGTAACTGGTATCTCTTTGGTAACGGTCCTGACGAAGCGCCAGCACTGTACAACAAAATTTTCCCGCACTTAGACCAAGTAACGTCGTTCTTGTACTCGGCAGAGACCACCCGATTCTCAATCAATTTGGGTGCGTCTATCCCCGACAACGAACACCGCAAGATTCCCGTGCTGACAAAAGCCCTCAACAATGAGTGGCTCAATAGCAACGCTGACCAAGTTTTTTCTACCGCCACCACATGGGCGCTGGTGTACGGCACAACCTACGTCAAGATGATTATGCAAAACGGGATTCACCCGTACATGGTCGAGCCTGGTTGTGTCGGCGTGTTGCGTGAGGACATTACCTACACAGACCGACAAGAAGCCCTGATTCAAAAATATTACATCACCAAGTCTGAGCTGTACACCCGTCTGTATAGCCATCCGAATCGGGACAAAATTATTCAGCGCATGAACTCCATGCCGCATGAACGCACAGAGATTGCCAACGGACTTGAGCGCATCATCATCTCTCAGTCCAACCCAACCATTTATGGTAACGTGAACTTGGACTTGGCTGGTGGCAACCGCTACAAAGCAGAAGTGTCAGAGGACACCGTGGAGATGACAGAGCTGTGGCTCTGGGATGATGACTCACAAGATTACCGTGTGGTCACAAAGGCAGACCCAGACATCATCATCTACGAACGTTCTGGCGAAGAGATGTTCATCAAAGGTGAGTTGCCGTTTATTCAGATTTGCCCTAACCCGCTGTACGACTACTACTGGGGTGCAAGCGAAGTTCAACGCCTGATTTACTTGCAGCAGTTGCGTAACCGCCGCATGACTGAGATTCTTGACTTGCTGTCCAAACAAGTGTCTCCACCCACGGCGTTGATTGGCTTTACGGGCATCTTGGATGAGAAAAATTTTGCGCTTAACCGTGCAGGTGGTTTGCTCTCCACCGATATGCCTAATGCCAAGGTAGAAAAGTTAGCGCCCACTATGCCGCCAGACTTGTTTGCTGAGTTGCGTGAAATTGACGCTATGTTTGAAGAGGCATCTGGTGTTGGCAACGTGCTGCAAGGTAAAGGCGAAGCAGGTGTACGTTCAGCAGGACACGCATCCCAGTTAGCCCGTCTGGGGTCATCACGAGTAAAAAAACGGGCACTTATCATCGAAGATTCGTTGGAAAAGCTGGCTACCTTGTATCTCAAGGCTATGCAGCTCTACGACGATACGCATTTCAAAGATACGCACGGTGTGCCGTTCATTGCCGAACAATTCACCAAAGAATTCACTGTCAAAGTGGATGGACACTCCAACAGCCCCATCTTTACGGAAGACACCCGCACACTGGCATTCAACTTGCTCAAAGCAGGGGCTATTGACAAAAAATCTCTGCTTGATTTGATTGAGCCGCCAATGAAAGAGGAGTTAATTGAGCGCTTGAAGATGATGGAAGCCAAGCAAGCCGCCCAACCACAACCTCCCGCTGGCGAACACAAAAAAGGGCACAAAGCCCCTGAACACAAGGAGTCGTGATGGCTACTAAAAACGTCGGTGGACCTCAAACGCAACCCAAAGCTGACCAACCACGGGTTAGTTCTGAAACTTTACGCAAAGAATCTTCTGGACCTGGATTGACACAGCGCACAACAGGTGTTAGAAACACGGCTGGGGGTAGAACTCAGAGAAACTACGCCAGAACGTAAGGACTTCATCATGATGCACAGATACGGTAAAAAAGGTCGCAAGACCCGTCGCTGATTTCTCGAAAGAGAATAGGGTATGGTTTCTCCCCTTGAAGAGAAACTGCTGTTTAAGGAGTTGCCATGCGTAAAGCTCGTAAACACAAACGCAAGTAATTGCGTTTAACGACTTCGGGGGAGTAGTCGATATCCACTCCCCCACCTATTGACAACTGGTTTGTAAGTGGTTACAAACTAGCCCCAAGGAGTAAACATGAGTGTTCCGCAAGACAAATTGATGGAGTTGATGAAAGGTAGCCGTTCGGCTGGCGTACCAATGCCCGACGCACCTCCTCCTGGTTCAAACTTGTCTGATGCTGAAGTGCCCCCAATGGGTTCTCCAATGTCTACTCCAGAGCCTAAGATGGGTTCTAAAGAAGCAGCAAAAATTAATTTAGGGATGGCGCAAGACTTGCTAGAGCAATCTTTGCCAGCACTAGGTTCAGATAGCGAAGAAGGTCGTGCGGCTTTGTCAGCTATCAGCGCAATCAACAAAGTTCTTGGTTCCAAAAAAGGGAAAGTCAACGAACTTCAGCAGTCAGAAATTTTGCAGATGTTGCAAACGTTGCCTCAAGCGGGTGGCGGTACACCAGAAGGCAAAGCAATGGCTGCTGCTCCAATCCCTGGTATGCCTCCTGCTGGCGGTATGCCTCCCCCACCTGGCGGTATGCCTCCAGGTATGCCACCTTCCCCAATGTAAACAGGAGTAATCATGGACTTGTTCAAACCTCGTGGTAATTCACAACCCCGTCGCCCTACTGACAACAACCAAAAAAATGGCGTGGTGGTTAACACCCCCCGTTATTCACAACTTGGTGGTTTGTCTGCTGCGGCAAAAGCTGCATTCGGCGGCATGAAGGTTGAAAAACCTGCTGACGGCAAAAAAGTCATTTAATACGATAAGAGGGTAAAAAAATGTCTTTAGAAAATCTTTCCTTAGAAGCCCGTGACGAGTTGGCATCCTTGATGCAGACTCTGGCTGATTCTCCCGATACACGGGAGGACATCTTGCGTTTAACTAAAAAAGTTAAACCCAACTTGAACATTCCTGAAATTGATTTAAAAGATAGGACCAACCAAGAGTTGGACAAAATTCGTCAGGAAAATGAATCTTTGCGTAACGAGTTTCGTACCCGTGATGCACAAGCCGAGTTGGACAAACGTCGCAAATCACTGGTGAAAAAAGGTTTGGTTTCATCTGAGGATGAGATTGATGCAGTGGAAAAAGTGATGTTGGAGAAAAAAATCTCTGACCACGAAACCGCCGCTGAATATCATCGCTTCATGAAAGAAGCTGCGAAGCCAACCCCTACTGGATACAATCCTTCCGCAATTCGTGGACTCAACCTCCAACAATTCTGGAAAGACCCACGGGGTGCAGCGCAGCAAGAGGCAGTTAAGGCTTTCCAAGATTTGCGTAAGCCACAACGCCCAATCGGTTTGTAAAAAGAGGGTGCAATTTTGTCAGGGCAGCAATGCCTACTTTGAGGAGCTAATATGGCTATAGGTGGTGGTATTCTGCCCCAGACAGGTAGTTCGCAATTTACGGAGTTAACGTACGTTACCCGTAGAGCGTTCATTCCTAAACTGGTTGTGCAGTTGTATAACAGCACACCCTTGATGGCAGCGTTGATTGCAAACAGTCAACAAGCCAGCGGTGGTGTTTCTTCTGTAACTGTCCCCGTTCAGGGCGCTCAGTTTGTTAACGCTCAGTGGTCTGACTACAGCGGCTCGTTCGCTCAACCGTCAGTCCAACAAGGTGCGTACAACGCTGAGTACGACTTGAAGTTGATGATTTCTCCCGTGCCGTTCCTCGGTATGGAAGGTGTCGCACAACAAGACGCTGCAATCATTCCTTTGATTGAAGCTCGTATGAACGACGCAACCAACGTGATGATGGATGCAATGGCTACCGCCTTGTATAACAACACCACAAACAACCAACAGTTCATCGGCTTGCCCGCTGCTGTGGATGACGGTACTGGTGGCGCAACTTACCAAACCACTTACGGTAACATCAACCGTAATACATACTCTTGGTGGCAATCCAAGGTGTATAACGCTGGTAACGTTAACCCAACTCGTCAAAACATTCTTCAGTACATCTCTGGTACTGTTAAACGTGGCGCTGAAATGCCATCGTTTGGCGTGTGCGGTTTCGGTACTTGGACTTTGTTGGCTCAAGACTTTGTGGGTCAAGAGCAATACGTTATCACCCCAGGCTCTGGCTTTGACGGTGACAACAATGGTCCTCAAGCCGCTTTCCGTGCTTTGATGGTCGCTGGTGTGCCAATCTATCCAGACCCATACTGCCCAGAAGGTACTGTGTACTTCCTGAACACTAACTACTTGTCGTTGTACATCCACGAACAAGGCTCGTTTGTGTTTACTGGATTTGAATCAACACTTCCAAACTGGCAAATTGGTTATGTGGGTGCTGTTCTTATGATTGCTGAATTGGTGTCTGTGAAGCCCAAGTCAATGTCTAAGATTAACAACTACAACTACTTGTCACTGTAAGGAGAAAAAATCATGTCATTAGCACTGAACAAAATCATCCTTGCAAATGCAAACGCAAACACGCCTGGTGCGTATTTCCAGTTTGCTAACTTGACAGTTACAACCGTCGGTAACGTTGTTCCCGCTGGTTTGTACCTTGTTCCTCCCACTGCGAACGTCACTATCAACATGACTTCTGGTGTCAACGCCACAACTGGCAACATCACATCTGTTGGTCCATTGTTGGCAAATAACACTGGCGGCGTGATTGTGTCTGACGGCGTGAACGTGTTTGCAAACGCTGCAACCGCCAATACAACTATCCAAGTTTTGACAGTTGACGGTGGTATCAACGTTTCTGGCACTTACAACGCATCTTAAGGAGCAATAATGGCTAATCCCGATTCAGTCAGTCAGTATTATCTCGATTCGTTTGGGAATGGTCGTATTGGTCAAGGTCCGTTGGCGAATTTGTCTGCCGCTGCTAACGCAGTGGTGACAATTCCCATCTTGAGTGGCGGTTTAACCAACAGCGGAAACCTTACTGGTTCAGGTGCTGTGATTGTTCGTCGAGTAACAGTCAACGCACCTACTGGTAATGTTTCTAGCGCAAACGTCTCGATTACGACAAGTAACGATGGCAACCTGTCTAACGCAGTGGTGTCTCCCGTTATCTTGGCTAACGTGACAGCGGTTAACCGTTATCAAGACTTGACTATTGCTCAACCATATCTGTCTAACACGACAGTCTCTGGTTCTGTTACTCAGGCTTTGTATGTCAACGTGCATACTGGCTCTAGCAACAGCAACACGGTAAACTTCCAAGTTTACGGCGACGTTGTGTCTTTCTGATGGAAAACGTATTTGTAACCAATCGTGGCAACACCGAATTAACTATCGGTTATGACGGTGTTGTCTACGAATTCAAAAAGAACGTTCCCGTTGAGATTCCTCTGGACGGGGCTGTCAAATTGTTTGGTTACAAACTACAAGACAGAGAACATATTTTGGTTCGGCATGGGTGGATTAACACTCATGCGGAGCTTGAAGAAAGTTTGAAAAAGCTGGACCAGTTTGTAATAACAACTGAGAAGCCTCAACAAGACAGCTCGTTACCCTCGGCTGTTGGCGTAGTACCCCTGCGGATTGAAAAATCCGCTGGGGGAAAGTTCCATCAAAAACGGGTAGCATAACAATGGATGCTTCATGCCAGCGCTCAATGACTACCTCTATCAAGTCGAAAATTTGTTGCATGACTCAAACAATGTCTTTTGGTCGCAAAGTCAGCTAACAAATTACATCAACGAGGCTAGAGAGCGCCTTGTAAGGGACACGGGTTGCCTAAGAACAATTCAAAATACCCAAACTCCCATTGCATCTTCCAACCCATATCTGGGTACAAACAACAACACAACTCCTGCATCCACTTGGACAGCTAACACGGCTGTAACTGCGGGTCAGTATGTGTTCAGCAACATCTATATTTATCAGTACCAAACATCGGGAACATCTGGCAGCACAGCGCCAGCATATCCCACGGGTACAAACATTTTCCCGCCTACAACGTCTTTTGCAGACGGTACTGCTACCCTGCAATACGTCCAAAACGCTGAAATTATCCCGTTTGCGGCACTGCCTGACGGAATTCAGACCATAGACATCTTGGGTATCAATTTGTACTGGGGCAACAGTCGCATTCCTATGCGTTATTTGCCCTGGTCAGACTTCACGGCTCAATTGCGTTACTGGCAAAATTACGTTGGTCGCCCTATTTGTTTCTCTGTGTACGGTCAGCAGCAGTTCTACATTGCGCCTGTGCCCGACCAATCGTATTACATTGAGTTGGATACGGTGATTTTGCCTTCTCCATTGGTTTTGACTTCTCCTACTGCCACTGACTCAATTCTTGACCCGTACAGCACGGCTGTGCAGTATTACGCTGCTTACAAAGCCAAGTTTTACGAACAATCCTACGGCGAAGCAGAGATTTTTAAACAAGAGTACAACAAGCACGTTCTCAACATCCTGAATTCAACGTATACACGACGTATTCCTAACCCCTATAGCAGTGGAGGTTAAGAATGGCATCAGCAGAGCAAAAGAAAAGCTATGCGGTCATCAAACAATTCAAGGGAATTGATACCAAAGCCAACCGCACGGCTATTGAGAAAGATGAGTTTTACTGGCTAGAAAATGCCATGCCTATTGGCTCTGGCAACTTGCGTATCACGCCACAATCGGCATACGTCACAAATTCTGCCAACGCAACCGTGGTGTTTTCTAACACCGTGACCTATTTGACATCTGTCAATGTGCAAGATGACTACATCATTGCTTCTGAAACAGATGGTCGGATGGAATATTTTGACTTGGGAACAAAAGCGTTTGGTAACGTTGCCCCCTCTGGCACGTTTTCTGCATCTGGCGTTAGCGCAACGCAGTACCAAAACACCAATATGTTCATTGGAGACCCTACTAACGGTCTCTATGAATGGGATGGCGGCAATTTGGTGTCTATTGGCTCTGTAGCGGTCATTGGCATCACAAACCCAGGCTCTGGGTACTCATCTGCTCCCAACGTCAAAATTTCAGCGCCCAATCAGACCAACGGCGTTCAAGCAACGGCTGTGGCGACCATCACATCCAACGTTGTCACGGCAATTAGCCTGACAAACACGGGTAGCGGGTACACATCTCAACCGACA